GACATGCTCGACAAGCCCATGGAGTACGTCTACCAGCTACTTCCCCCAATCAACCACACGACGGAACGCTAGGCGTACCGGAGAACCTTGAAAACGGAATGGTGTTGCAGGTGTGCCATAGGAAACGCCTGCATGACGAAGAAGCCCCCTCACGAATGCTTGGCGGCGCGTGAGGGAGCCTGTAACAGGTAGCGGCCCCTGCGGGGGCCGCACGAACAAAAGGATAACGCATGAACAGTTGGAACAACTGGACGGAGCGCGAGCGCGTCCTGTTCACCCTTTGCGGCTTCGCCTTCTACGTGCTGCTGCTCGTCCTGATGGTGGTGATGTGACGTGATTAAGCGACTCAACACCGACTTCGCCGTCGACGGGGACTGGGTGAGCATCGGCAAGAGCAAGCGCGTCAACACCCTCGACGAACGCTGCTACATAATCCGAAGCATCGACAGTGCCAAGCACCACGACGTCAGGCTCTCCATCTCGCATGAGGTTGGCGAGCATATCATCCGCATGTTCGGCGAGCACGTTTCGGTCAGGCTCAACACCACGGACGGGTCACTTGCGATTGTCTCCGGCGACGAGCGCAAGCTCTCTCGTGGAGCGAGGAACGGCAAGAGGTTCCAGATAAGCATCGGAACGTTCCATCATGGCATCGCCGACATTTTCGGCGACTACGAGCGCGTCTACATGGCACCTACGCTCTACTCCAACGCGGTCGTCCTCACGCCGATAGAGTGCGTGGAGGTGGAGCGATGACCAACATGGCGCTTGACCTCGACGACTACACGCAGGACGTCGCCGACGTCGCTCGACGCGACTTCGGCCCCAAGACGGGCGAGGAGCTGCGCGACGAGGGCGAGGAGTTCTACCGCCACAACGGTGCGCTCCTGCACGCCCACCTCAAGGCCGCGCGTCTACTGCAGGAGCGCGGCATCCCCGTCTCGGCCCGGTTCCTGACCGAGTTCGCACGCTGGTCGACCAAACTCATGTGGCTCATGCCCCTGCTCTTTGAGATTTACCGCGACGTCCCGGTGACGAACCCCGAGCGCGGACTCAAGATTCCGAACGCAACCAGCGCGTGGCTCACGCGCTGGCTTGAGGGTCAGGGAATCGACGCACGCAAGGTCCGCTCGAAGATGGACGGTGCGAAGTGAACTACATCGACAACAACACCCACGGCCACGTTGAGCCTGTGCCGCCGACGAACGTCCGGCCTTGGAGCCGCGTGGTCGGGACGTGCGGCGACCACATCTGCGTGGTCAACAGGCGGCGCGAGTTCTACGACCGCGCCACGGTCCACGGCGACACGTACCTCGGCAGGTGCGCGTCAGACCGCGACGCATTCAGCAGGTGGAAGAACCACCTCATGACAATTGGGGAGCGACACGAGGAGGCGAGTTTCCATGACGCCGAACCAGCTTCGCATAGCTAACCGGAACAGGGATATCTACGACCGGGTCTACAACGGCGAGTCCTACGTCGACGTGGCGAAGGACTACGGCATCACGCCCGAGAGGGTCGGTCAAATCTACAGGAAGATGTGGGGTGAGCATTGCGCTATGGCGACGTATGAAAAGGTAAGAGAGACGTCCGGCCTGAACCACCTCGTTCAAATCGGGCGCGAGAAGTACCGTGGCGACTGCCACCTGCCCAACGGCAAGGTCAAGACCAAGGAGTTCAAGTACGACAGGGCCGAGGCCAAGGAACAGTGGCTCGCTTGGATTGAGGAGGTCGAGCTTGACTACGAGGAGCGCCATCAGGTGCCCGACGAGGACGACGCTACGACCAGAATCGTCGAGCAGAACCCGGTGAGGGCCGCGCTCGTGACCGAGCCGGAGCCTAAGCCCGAACCCGAGTTCACGACGACATGGAGCGGCCCTGCAGTCACGACGGTGCCGACGAGCGAGCCTGCGGTCGAGGTCACGGGCGTCGTCGACGAGTTCGTGGCACCCAAGCTGTACCTGCTCCACAGGGTCGACTGGCAGGGCACGCCGACGCTGTTCCGCGACTGCGACAAGGCGCTCGCGGTGGCGACCAGCCTGTCCAAGGTCGCCGGGTGCGAGTTCGACGTGCTCGAATGCGAGTTCTGGGAGGAGGGCTGATGAGGGACCACTACCAGACGAAGAAGGACGCCGCGCTAGAGCTGTTCGCCAACGGCGCGACCTTGGAGCAGGTCATGGAGATTCTCGACATGGAGAAGAACATGGCCTACAAGTACCGGGCAATCGTCAAGCGCGAGGAACGCAAGCGTGACGCCGAGTCGCTGGCGATGGAGGTCTGGCGACGGTTCTGCGACGGCATGACGCCCTCGGAGATTGACCGCGACCTCAGACTGCCCGATGGCAACGCCCATGACGTGATTGTCCACGAGTGGCGTCTGGACGTGCAGAAGCAGCCGTCCCTCGTGACGATGGGAGGTTCGTTCAGGCATGTCTAGGCAGAAGCAGCGCGGCACCAGCTTCGAGTCGATGGTCGTCGACTGGCTCAACGAGCGGATGGGGACCGACACGTTCCACCGCCTCGGCATGGGCGGCACGCACGACGAGGGCGACGTCTGGGGCCTGTTCTCGCATGGCAAGCGAATCGTAATCGAGTGCAAGAACCACAAGGCCATGGCCCTGTCCGAGTGGCTTGACGAGGCCGAGGTCGAGAGGGGCAACGCCGACGCGCTGGCGTCCGTCGTGGCCCACAAGCGCAAGGGAAGGGGTGCCAAGTCCTTCGGAGAGACCTACGTGACCATGACGCTTGAGGACTTGGTGGCGATTCTGACGGGAGAGAGGAAATGGTGATGGCGGTAAAGAGGAAGTTCGTCCCCGACTTCGTGTACGTCGTGATGAGCGGCAGCTACGACCCGCTGTACGTCGTGATGGGCGACGACGAGGCCGAGGCGATTCGCAACGACAAGACGGTCGACGTCTACAAGGTGCCAGCCGTGGCGCTGCTCGGGAGCTGGCAACCGGTCAATGACGAGGAGGTCGAGAATGGGTGACGTCGAGGCACTGACCCAGCTTGCGGGTCTGCAGGCGCTCTACAAGCAGCTCGGGGAGATTCTCAGCACCAAGAACCCGGACGGGCTGCGCGGTCAGGTCGACTCAAGGCTCAGGGAGCTTTGGGAGACGACCGGGGTCGACCGGCTGCGCCTGATGATAGGAGACGTGGAGGTCGGCAAGCTCACCGCCAAGATTTCCAAGCCCACCAAGCGCACCACGATGTACGTGAACGACCCCACGGCGCTTCTGGACGACGACTTGGCGACCATGAGGGCGTTCGTGAGGTCTCACGCCAAGGAGTACGCCGAGTTCTACCTAGAGAACAACGGCGCGGTGCCCGATGGGTGCGAGATGGGCGTCGAGGACGTCCCCGCCAAGTGGCAGGGGACCACGATTACGGGCTGCAAGCCCCAGCAGGTGCTCCCGATGCTCGGAATCGGGCGCGTGGCTGGCTACATCGAGGAGGGATAAGCATGGCAGAGGCCAAAAAGACGCTCGCGGAGCGCCTGATTGAGGTTCAGGCGCTCCTAAAGGCCCCCAAGGGGCAGTACAACAGCTTCGGGAAGTACAAGTACCGCTCCTGCGAGGACATTTTGGAGGCCGTGAAGCCCCTTCTGGCCGAGAGGGGCCTGCTCCTGTTCATCGAGGACCAAATCGAGCGAATCGGCGACACGTCCGGCACCGACTCGCTGCGCTGGTACGTCAAGGCGACCGCGACCGTGACGGACGGCACCGACAGCGTGTCCACCACGGCCTACGCACGCGAGGACAAGGACAAAAAGGGCATGGACGGGTCTCAGGTGACCGGAGCGTCGTCCTCATACGCCCGTAAGTACGCCCTCAACGCCCTGTTCCTGATTGACGACACCAAGGATGCCGACGCGACCAACACGCACGGTGCCCAGCAAGCCTCACAGCCCACGCAGAAGGCCCAGAAGCCGCCCTACAAGGCAAGTACCCCACCCAAGCCCCAATCGGCCCCTGACGGACGCCCAGAGGCCCCACAGACGCAGGACGGCCCGGTCCTCACGCCGCAGGAGATGGACTCCCTGCGGCAGTCGTTCGTGAACTACAGGGACGCGCTCGGGCTTGACGGCCACGCGGCCCTCGCAAAGCTGCTTGAGGACACCGGAATCGCGCAGTTCGGCGAGAACATGACCCAGCAGGAGTTCACCAAGGCTCAGGTCGAGATGGGGAAGGCCATAGCGAGGGCGTCCGGTGCCAAGGTAATCGAGGGGTAGAGGCCCCATGTGGTGCGTTGGCTTGCGGTTGGAGGTGATGTGCTTTGGCAAGGGGTTCGAGGGACAAGTGGACGGACGAGGACCGCGCCATGTACGACTCGCTGTGCATGGAGGTCGCCGACTCGCCGCTGGACTACGTCCGGCATGACTCGGACGCACGTCTGGACGACGCGCTGAGGGCCATAGTCATGACGCACGGGGTCGACTACCTCGGGATGTACTGGGTGCTGGTCGAGTGCCTCTGCACCAAGAAGGGCCACATGTACGACGTGTCGGACGACATGGGCCTGATGAAGCTCGCGCTGGACATGAGCACGTGCGGATGCATGTTCACGCCTGACGAGGTCGGCGACTTCGTGCGCGTCCTCGCCGAGAACGGCCTGATTGACGGCGAGGTCTACGAGCACAGCGGTCGCGTGGTGAGCGAGCGCGTGCTCAAGGAGTGCCGTGGCTACGCTCAGGCGGTGGCGGCAAAGAGGGTCGGCGGCATCGTGTCCGGCAGGAGCCGGAAGGGTGGGGAGTGAACATAGTTCGGAACATAGTTCGAGCTATCTTCGGAAGATACCCCCAAGAGGTTGTGAAATAACTTCACCTCACTTCACTGCACTTCACTTCATTTCACTTCACTACAGGGTAACAACCAGTAACCGATACAGGGTTGGTACTTGGTATCAACCAGATGGTGTCTGGCTGGCCCGTTGTTGAAAACTTTTCCGATTGTTGAAAACCTAAGAGAAGGGGGCAGGACATGCCTGTCAACACTTGTGCGCTCGTCGGCAACCTCGTCCGTTCGCCGGAGGTTCGCTCCACCAACTCGGGGACCGTGGTCATGAACTTTGGCATTGCCGTGAACGACCGCGAGAAGAACATGCAGACCGGGGAGTGGGAGGACGTGCCCTCGTTCTACGACTGCACGATGTTCGGCAACCGCGCCGAGGCGCTCTCGCGCTATCTGGACAAGGGCAGCAAGGTGGCCGTGCGCGGTCACCTCAAGCAGCGCCGCTGGGAGGCAAAGGACGGCTCCAAGCGCTCGAAGGTGGAAATCATCGTCGAGGACTTGGAGTTCATGAGCAGGCGCAGCGAGGAGCCTACCTACGAGGAGCCATACCGCGCATCCGCGCCGCAGGCACCTGCGATGGACTTCTTTGACGAGGATTGCCCGTTCTAGGAGGTGGCGCATGGACGACATGCAGTTCGTGGACGGCCTGCTCGTCACAAAGACCAGCGACGGTGAGCCTGCAGTCACGTGGCCCCTGCTTGAGATGGGCGTCGAGGTCTGCCTTCACATCAGCGAGGTCGCCAACTGCCCGGACCTAGCACCGGGGGCCTGCGCGAGCGCGGTGGTGCAAATGACGCAGTTCCTCGGATGCATCTGCAGCGCGTGCGACAGCCTAGTGGAGATACCGGAGAGGTGGAGGCTACATGCCGAAGAGCAATAGCGCCGCCTGCTGGCGGTGCCGCTGGTTTCAGGCAGACCCCGAGCGCACGGACGACTGCGGCGAATGCCACAGGCACCCGAGGCAGGGAGGTCTGGTCGAGGACGAGTGGGTCTGGCTGTTCCCATCAGTCGAGTGGGTCGACTGGTGCGGCGAGTTCGAGGAGGGCGAATGACGATAACTTTCGGCAACTGGCGTCTGCGCAAGTATGACGACCTGAACTGGGTGCTTGAGCACTGGCACGTGGCAAGGGCGGTCGGGCGGCACAAGGGGGGTGGCGACGCCAAGTGGCGCTCGTGCAACCGCTACTACCAGTACGGCGGCATCCCGTCAGCGATTCTCTACGCAGCCGACTGGGAGCTTCGCAACGGCGACCCGGACGAGTCCTTCTCGTTGCACGAGTACGCGGAGCGGCTTGAGGCAATCACAAACAGCTTCAAGGATGCCATTCTCGCAAGCGTGAGCCACGCCTGACGGTAGATAGCGACTGGTCTGGACTAGTTGCCCATAGAGACGTGTGGTGGCCGCGCAAGCGGCCCTCACGGATTGGAGGGAATAGCGTGGAGGAAATCAGGGTCAAGCTGGACGAGGGCGCGTATTTGCCAGTTCGCTGCCACGACACCGACGCCGGGGCCGACATTCGCACGCCGAGGGCCGTCACCATCCCGGCTGGCGGGTGCGCAATCGTGAACACCGGAGTCCACGTGGAGCTGCCCAACGGCACGGTGGGGATGCTCAAGAGCAAGAGCGGCCTGAACGTCAGGCACGGCATCGTTGGCGAGGGCGTGATTGACGAGGGCTACGACGGCTCAATCGTCGCCAAGGTCTACAACCACGGCGCACAGCCGGTGCGCCTTGAGCGCGGCGACAAGCTCATACAGCTCGTCGTGATGCCCGTCCTGTACCCGACGTTCGTCGAGGTGGACGAGATTGACGGCGGCGAGCGTGGGAGCGCCGGGTTCGGGAGCACTGGTGCCTAGTGGGTAGGAGGAAGTACCCCGAAGAGAGGGTTCTCGGGTGCATCCTCGGCTTCTCGTATGTGCGCGGATACATGCCGACGATGCGTGAGTTGGCCGAAGCGCTGGGCGTGACCGAGACGACCGTCCGCAACTCGCTGCACAGGCTCGCCGAGGACGGGGTAATCGAGGTCACGCCGAAGGTGGCGAGGGGAGTGAGGGTTCTTGGGTGACATGACCATGAGGAGGGCTGGCTACGCGCCGCTTGAGAGCGCCGGGGAGTACGTCTGCGAGTGCCTGCGCGACGGCGACCGGGTGTTCCCGAAGTGGGGCAACGAGGTGCGCGAGCGCGTCGTGCGGTGCAGGGATTGCCAGAACGCCACCGAATGCGAGGACGGCACGCTGGACTGTAACGGAGCGCTCGTACAGACGTGGGATTACTGGAACGACGAGCCGCTGCGCAACCCCGTACCGCCTGACGGGTTCTGCGCGTGGGGCGTGCGAAAGGAGGACTAGATGGCATATAGCGACTACGGCTCGTTCGTCTACAAGGACGGCGAGCGCCGCCGTGACAAGGAGGACGTGGGCGTCTACGACACCGACGAGGCCAACCTGCCTAGCGGGATGCGCGTGTACGCCAACATCATCAAGAACATGGACAGGAAGCCGCAGTGGTGGGAGCAGTCCCATCATGGCGTCATGGGCGACGGACCGGTGCGCGTCGGCTGCTACAAGCAGGGCTTCCCGGAGTTCTACATCTGGCCGGACGGGGCAGACGGACCGACTGCCGTCTCGCAGGCGTCGGTCATAGACGCCAACTGCTGGGGCGGCGAGGGGTTCGTCAGCGAGTTCAGGGGAAATGCCTACATCGACTACGACTACGAGCTTTATGACTTCCACGTGCCGGGGTGCGACGGGTACCTGTTCTCGGCGGTGGGCCACTCATGCACGGAAGCGCCCGCATACTGGGCAAAGATGGTCGAGCCGGACGGCACGGTCTGGGAATGCGACTACGACTACGGCTACGGCGCGGGCCTTACCGACTGCGAGGAGGACTAGATGGATAGCATCGAGAGACTGCGTACATATGCACGTGGTTACGAGCTGTACGTGAACCACAAACTGCTTGACATTGCCGACTCCATCGAGCGCGAGGTCGAGGACAAGCTTACGAGCAGCGAGTACAACATGCGCCGTGAGCATGACGAGTGGGTGGCCGACCGAGACGCCAATTGGGTCACGCTTCCGCTGGCCGCAGACGGCGAGGCAATCCACATCGGGGACGTGATGGAGTCAGACGATGGCGAGACGTTCAAAGTTTGTCGATTGCAGTTATTCGACTCTGGCTGGGCAATCGACGGCGGCAAGTTCACTCAAGGCGAGATACGCCACCACCACGCGCCAACCGTCGAGGACGTGCTGCGCGAGTTCGCCGATAGGGTCTGCAACAGCGGTCACCAGTGGGGCCTTGACGCCGACACCACCATCGCCGAGTACGCCGCGCGGCTCAGGCTGGCAGGTGATGGGGAGTGAGTTCGCCAAGCCCATTCACCGTCACCAAGGACGGGTGCCACTTCGAGGTCAAGGTGGACGCACACTACGTCTCGGACGAGGAAATACAGATTGTCCGCAGGTACATTACGACACTCAATGACGAGAACGACAGGCTGCGGAAGCTGGTGCGGCATCTGCGCGAATGCACGCGGCATAACGTCTGTGTCTTGTGCGACTACGCAGATGATGCGTGTGATTTCGACTACGACATGCACGAGCTGGGAGTGGAGCCATGAGCGCGATAGACGATATCGCCGCATATCTCGCAAGCCTTGAGACTGGCGGCAAGGATATCGGCCAAATCATCTTTGACGAGTTGACGCCCGTCGTGCGGTGCCGGGACTGCAAGTTTTGCATGAGCTATTGGGAAGCCGACTACTGCGATTACTTCAAGCACGTAACGAACGACCCTGACGGCTACTGCGCGTGGGGAAAACGGAGGGACGCATGAGCGAACCTACGAGAAATGTCGTAGGTTCTACGACATTGCTGCCCTGTCCCTTCTGCGGGGGCAACTACGTCCAGTTCATCGAGTATAAGGGCGGGTACGGCACGGTCGGATGCGGAACATGCCAATTTGAGAAGCCTGACAGCAGCGTGGTCATTTTGCCAAAGGAAGAGGCCATCGCCGCATGGAACAGGAGGGCCAGCGACCGCACGACCACTCGCCACGGCAGGTACCGCACCAAGTACGGGCGCAAGGTGCCACTGTGCGAGTGCTGCGGCTACTCAATCGGTGACCTGCGCTGGAAGTTCTGTCCCGGCTGCGGAGCGGAGGTGGTTGACCATGACTAGCTTCTGCATCGCCTACGGGCTGATTGGCGTTGCGACCATCGCCGCGTGCACCTACATGGTCTGTCACGGCTGCGCTTGGTGGCAGGTGCTTGGCATGGCCGCGCTCGGAGTGACGATGCTGCCGGAGTACAAGAGGAAGGAGTCAGACCATGACTAGCGCGACCGAGCGCAAGAGCTGCATCGATTGCAAGTTCTTCGACACCGAGGCCGGGAACATCTACGGCGTGTGCATTAAGGACAGCTACATCGACTGCGATGATGAGTTCGAGCTGCGATGGATTCCGGGCGAGGCTGCTCCGTGCGGCGAGTTCGAGGATGTGGAGCCATGACAGCGACCGAGCGCCTGCGTGCGCTGCTGGACGAGCGCGGGGTGAAGAACGTCTGGAAGTTCGACGGGAACAAGATGTGGGACAGTGACGGCAAATGCTCCGGGACCATTTACGAAACCCAGTGGGAATCGCCGGACGGATTGCGACACCTTACGTTCACGGAGTACCCGAACAAGGAACGCACCACACGACTTGTTGTCGCATGGCACCCAACCCCCGAGCAGGCCATAGCTGCGACGCTGGGGCCGGGGACGTGCCGCATGGAACATCTTTGGTCGGACGATATCGACGGGGTGTGCTGGTGGTGCAAGGCATGTGACAAGCCAGCGTTCACACACGGGGACTTCCAGCCCAACTACTGCCCCAACTGCGGAAGGAAGGTGGTCGAGTGATTGACGAGCGCCTAGAGGGAGAGGAGCCACCGCGCCACCGCAAGAAGGCCAAGAGGAGCCACGTCCGCAGCGACCACAAGCACGAGTACGAGCAGGTCTGCATCGACGGCCACGGGTACATCGTCTCGCACGGCATCAAGGCACCGTTCTACTGGGTCGGCAGTAGGTGCCGGGTCTGCGGGAGGCTGCAGGACGCGAGGGTGAGGCCCGACATGCACGAGCCGCCCGAAGGGATGCGGCTGTTCGAGGTCGCGGACTTCGTCATGTTTGTAATTGGCGGCGAGCTGCCAGAAAGCTACGAGGTAAAGACCGGAAGGGAGCAATAGATGGCCCAGATTAACCTGTCCTATGACATGGACGGACTTACGCAGAAATGTACCTTTATCGTCTCACCGTTCGAGACTGGTCCGCTCGCCATGTTTCTGGGACGCCTTCACATGCAACTCGCAACCGCAGACAAGACTGGACTGGACAACGTCGACGACATGGTGATGGAAGCGGCCAGCCACATGATGTTCTCATCATGCCGTCCCAAGCGCATCATCCGCAACGGTCCCGCCACCATCGTGTTCTGGTGGGACGGCACCAAGACGGTGGTCAAGTGCCACGATGAGGACTATGACCCCGAGAAGGGCCTTGCGATGGCCCTGTGCCGCAAGCTGTGGGGCCGCTGCCAGACCGAGCGGTTCGTGCGCATGGTCGAGGAGCAGGAGGCGCGATGAGGTACGTGCTGATACCGCTGGACGTTAACGTCGGGAGGGTCGCCAACAGGGTGTCGGAGCTGTATGACGACGTCATGTCGCTCGGCGCTATGGTGGACGGCGATGGCATCAGGTCGTTCGAGGCGGCGCTGCAGGCGTGCGGCCTCAAGGTCGTGAGCGAGCTGCGCGGCGACCTTGACGAGTACGAGGAGGGCTAGATGGAACAGACTGATGCGGCGCTGGCCGAGCTTGCACGGCAGCTCGGAATCAGCGTCGGGGAGCTTTGGGGATGGCTGCAGGGCAACGGCATCGAGGCATATGCGGCGGCAAGGGTGGCATACGGACTCACCGAGGTCATAGGATGCCTGCTCCTGTTCGCCGTGTGCGCCGTTGTCTTTGTGAACACGTCGAGGGCCTTGGAGAAGGTCGACTTCGATGGCGAGTTCTGCTGCGTGGCGGCACTGGTCACCGCTGGAATCATCGGCATCATCGCAATGATTGGTGTGGTGTTGTGCGTACCGTCGCTCGTCGGCTGGATTGTCTCGCCGGAGGGCATGGTGATGGACGTGCTGCTGAACTAGGCAACTGGTTGCCGTAGTTTGTCGTGGAAACGCTTCCATGACAAACAAGGACGCCGATTCTCGCCTGATTCTTGTCAAAATCGCCGATTCCGCTTGTTGTAAACCCCCTTTCACGACAAACAAAAAAAGGCCCCCACCCTGCGGGATGCAGAGTGGGGGCTTTTCTCGTCTTGCGGCACCGGTGTTGCGAAAGGAGGAGGTTGGGCATGGCGATGGAGGGCTGGTGCCGCGAGAGAGCTAGAAGAACACCGTCGAGCACCGCCCGAGGATGAATCCGAGTGCGAATATCAGGAACACGTCGAGGGCGAACCCAACGGCAATGAACAGGCCGTATGACTCGTGCCACTCGTCGTCGTCCATGAGCTGCGACCTCACTGGTCCCACTTCCCGTCGTTGAGGGAGCGCTGCAGGGCCTTGCCAGTGTCACGCCCGAGAACCTTGTCGGCACCGGACGGGCCGAGGTCGTAGCCCCACGAGCGCAGGCGGTTCTGGGTGACAAGCACGAACTGCGGCCCGATGATGCCGTCAGGCTCGATGCCGAGGAATCGCTGGACCGCACGCACGAGCGCCGAGCCGCTGCCATCGTCGTAGCGCACCTTGCACGTGATGGCCGGGTACCAGTGGGCGTTGGCCCAGACCTGCCCCCACAGCTCGCCGTCGAGCGGAGTGTGCATGGCCTCCTGCCAGTCCCAGATGGTGTCGTGCCCGACCCAGCCGTCGACGTCCAGCTTGCCTGCGTGCTCAGGCTCGCCGTCCCACGTGAGCGTGATGGTCTCGGTGCCATACCCCTCGCGGTTGTCTTGGCTGTACCCATGGGCGCTATGGTCAATCAAGTGGTCCATGACTTGCGCCGTGGCCTCGGCGATGGGGATGCCGCCGCAGGTGCGGGTGCCGAAGTAGCGCCACGCCGACTCCCAGTTCCAGTACGACTGGTCGAACGCCGAGCGGCCAATCTCGTTGCCAGTCTGGTCGCCCTTGGTCCAGCCGTGGACGCCGCCCGACTCGTCGATTCGAGCACCACCTTGGAGGCCGTTCCCGAGAAACATCTCGGTATGGCCCTGCTTCCACAGGATATCGCCGCGCTGCAGGTGGTTGAGGTTGACTTGCACGTATCCGCACTGTTTGAGCAGGGAGCGCTCGTTGCCGGTCCAGATGTACGTCCCCTTTGGCAGCAGGCCGACTGCTATCAGGCAGGTGCCGATTGCGCTTGAGCAATCACGGTCGAGGCCGGGGATTTGCACGGTGACCCTAGGCATTGATATCGCCGCCCTTGGGCATGACGCGGCTCGTGAGCCAGCCGACCAGCCCCTCGGCGTCGGGGTTGTACTTCTTGACCAGCTCTAGCACGCTGCCGACTTCCATCAGGATTACGTAGGCACACGTGGCGAGCAGCACCGGCTGGAACTCAAGCTCAAGGCCACCCGCGAGGATGCCGTCGAGGATGCAGCCCATCGCCACGGCGCACAGCTCGGTGTACTTGTGGAGCAGCCCGGAACGCATCTTCTCGCTAGAGAAGGTGGAGGTCATGACGGCCCCACCAATCCCGAGCAGGAAGTCGAGCAGGATGAACAGCAGGACGCCAACGATTGCGGTCTGGCTCATAGGGTCTTTGATTGGGGTCAGAAAAGCCTCATATGGTGGCATCTGGTACCTCCTAGCAAACGAGCGCGGCGATTGCCGCGACTATCAGCGCTATGGCAGCGGCGAGCAGCGCCAATCCGCCCTGCTCGACCGCCCGGTCATGGTCGGATTGCGTGTACGGCATCAGACCACCGCCAACGCCACGTAGAGCGCCGCCACAAGCCCCACGAGCGCGGTCAGGGCCATGAGCACGTCCGGCCAGATGGGGTCGCGGTACATCACTCGGTCACCTCGGTCACCTCGTCCGTGCCGTGGTGGAACACGCCGCTGTTGACGAACCCGCCGTCGCTCAGCATGTGGACCACGGCATGGCACGGC